CCCCCCTGATTATAACTTTACCCCCTTTTTCTTCAAATTCCACAACACCCTTAATGTTAATATGGTTAAAAAACGTTGTCGCTATAACCATTTATTAAGGTATAAGATTTAAAATCTTTATTTTTTAATCGAGTTAATAAAATTATTGTAATCATATCCCAATAATTTCTCAAATTCTTTAATTTTATCATTTATTTTTTTCAATTGTTTACTTGATAAAACGTATTTATTTTTTTCAGTGTACAATTTTCGTATATTTTGTTTACACCTGATTTTACTTTTGTTAAATTCCCTAATGTAAGTATCTTGAGTGGACTCATATAATGGATCTATTTTTGTCCACCCTTCCAATTTCATTTGGTCTTCGTTCAATCTCAAATTATGCGGATGTTGAGAACACACTTGATACTTTATACCATCTTTACCTATGTATTCTTCTCTGTGGTCCAATCCGTATGTACTTTGTTCGAAGTCTGCATTTTCATGAAATTCGAAATCACTACGGTTTCGACCGGATTTCATAGTATTGCCAAAGTTGTTACGGTTTAGTATAACTTCAGAATCTGGTAATTGTCTATCCTCTCTAATAGGAAAACCGCCCCAATATGTAGTTTTGAATATATTAAACCATTTTGTACATGATGCAAAATTTTTATGTTTTCTACACTCGTTTTCATAGTCAAGCCTGTTTGATTCTTTTACTTTTTTTGTAATAATATCGACAACGTCTCTGTTTAAATTTTCTTCTAATTCGCGAACCGCTTTGATTTCGTCATTCTTTTTAATGTAAGATTCAGGTACCATTTTTGATTTGATTTTGATTTGATTTTGATTTTACTTTTAAATTGTATTATCTTAGGTTGAAATCATATGTAAAATATGTCTATTTTTTTATGGCTATTTTTTCTGTACCCACTTAGAGGGATTTAAACACTATATTTTCTATTATTATACAATGGGTGCATGAAAGTCATGTTTTTTTAAAAAAGAGTGGTCCTTATGAGAACCGAGTTCGAAAAATTTTCAAAAAGGCATTTAAATCGCTCTAAGTGGGTACAGAAAAATTAGCCCTAGAAAATTTACGTCTTTTAGGTTTGACACCGTGATAAAAACTAATAAAAAATTAAAAACTATAATACACCATTTAAAATATACATTGTATAAATATGAAACCTAAGTAAAAAGGAGCTTAAAAAAAAGGTACTAAATAAATATATAAAACAATGTCAACACTTGAACAAGATTACACGACCGTACCCGGTCAATTATATGCGTGCCTTTCTATTGTAGGACCTGAAGCGCCACAAAAGAACGATAAGTTTGGAATCAAGATCCGGGGTGCATTTAATTCCAGGGATGAAGCTGCGTCTCACGCGAAACGTCTTCAAAAAGAGGATGCAACTTTTGATATTTATGTCGTCGATATGTATAAATGGTTGTTAATTCCACCCGACCCGGTTCAAATTGAAGATGCACATTATGCAGATGATAAGTTAGAAGAGTTGATGGCGGGGTACAGAGAAAATCAAGCTCAAGCCGCACAAATGTTTGCTGAACGTAAGAAGGATATGATGGCTGTTAAGGCACCAGGATCTGATGTATACCATAAAGGTGGTGATGAAAATTCAAGGTTTTACACGAAACCTGACGAGGCTCCCATCAGTCACCCCGGTGAAGTTTTGGAACGTCTTCAAAAGGAAAACCCCGATGCTGACATGGAGGATCTCGTTAAGGAAGCGGATGCAATTGTTGAGAAGGAAAAGGAAGCTGTACGTGAAAAGAGAGAATTGGATATCAAGAACGCGTTGGAAAAAGAAGCAACTCAAAGAGGGTTTGGATCGGTAGAAGCTATGAAAAAGTTTGACGATGAAAAATCTCGAGCTGATGTCGAGGCGGCCGAAGAAGCTAATAAATCTCAAATCGAGAATTCGGAAGATGCGCAGATTAAGGAAAGTGATGATACTGGTGAAGAAGAGGAAGTAACATCGAAAAATAAGGAAAATGAAGACCCAGAAGAAGCGTAAATTAAAATTGTTATTTAAAAGTAAGTATGTTGAGTATTATATTAAACATAATCACCATTCTTATCGTATCGATATCTATTGTTTTATTTTTTAGAGTGTATAAAGATCAAAAAAGTAAAACAGGTGGTGGCGGTGGTAATAGTGAAGAAATTACACCAACACAAGTTGCTAAAGACATGTCTAAAGACCCACTTATCGTAAGTAGATCATATTTTACCGAACCAGTAACAGGTAAAATAGGTACATTTACTGGTCAACAAACACCTTCTCAGTATAATTGGATAGGTGGTAAATCGTTTATCCCGGTCTGAGTATTACAGGCTGCATAGTTTTACCCATGAAAAACCCTAATAGAAATGCTACAAAAATTATAACATATCCCGTCTTATCTATATTTTCGAATATATCATTTTTTACCACCTGTTGAGGTGGTGGGTTATAATAAACAGGTTGTTGTGGAGGTGGTTGATAGTATTGTTCATCAACATCCGGTTCATCCGGTTCATCGAAATTATTACTACTTTTATTTATGAATTCTTCTGGATTATACTCAATCGGTGTACCAACTTCAGCTTCCATATATAAAAAAAGTATCTATTTTTTTAAGCTCTTTATTACTCACTTATTTCTTCTTCTTCTTCCTCTTCTTCAGAGTAATCCTCATCTTCGTCAGTATCATCAACAACAAACCCTTTTAAATTTCCATTATCATCAGCATCTTCATCACTTTCATCGTTTTCAATATCATCATCACTAAGAAAATCTTCATCATCGGAATTTAATAAATCTTCGTCCGTATCGTATTCATCTTGTTTATAATCATCTTCTACATCTTCAAACAATTCCAGTCGCACTGGTGCTTTTGAAACTCTCCCTGAACGTGTTTTTACAGTTAAGACCATTATATAATTAATGTATACACATTTCCTTTAAGTATTTTACTCACTTTCTGACTGTAAATTCGTATATAACTCGTTAAAATTCGTTTTCAAATCACTAATAATAGTGTCTATATCTTCTAAAAGGTTCGTATCTCCTGAAACCGAGCTGAGTGCAATTTCATCTAGATTTGTAAGTGATCTATTCATGAGTTTTTTAGATAGAATTATGTTTGTTTTATATTCTAGAGCCATTTTGATATTTTCTATAAATTCATTATGTATAGATGGGTTTAGTCCTGAATATTTATAAGATTTTCGTATAAGTTTATTAATTTCTACTACGTTATTTTGTTTTGTGGTTATTAGAGAAGATGCGAAGTATATTACAACTACTAAAACAATAACAGATATCATTGTGTTCTATAATTTAGTTACTATTTTTTCCGGGAGAAAATGTTCGCGGTTTGTACATTTACATACCTGTTTTATTTTCTTGTTCGTGACGTTAAAAATAACATTAGCTGTGTTACAATTTGTACACGTATAAGTAGTGTGAATAGAATACTCGTTAAACTTATTTTTCTTAGTCTTTGGTTTATTTAGTTCTATCCTGGATACATGTACATCTCCAGTTTTAATCATATATTTGTTAATGAAACTAGAGAATATCCCCGTTGTGTCTGAATTATAATCACCCGTTTCTATTTTTTCAACCTTTTTACCAAAAAAATCCTGTTTAGACGGTTTTACATGCTTTTTAACAACCCCATCCTTGTATAATTGGTCTGTAATTTTAGACGGTAATTTATGTCTTTTACCCGTAAAATTTTTACAAAATCCAAAATGTCTCATTATTTCAGTAGTAGAAAAACACTTTTGTGTAATTGTTTCTCCTAGTATATGAAACCATACATGATTAGAGTTATGGTTACATTTCTTATTTTCACAATAAAAAGAATTTGTTGAAACCAAAAAGTTACCATTAGATTCAAACATTTTGGTAATACGCGCAGTTGTCTGCCCTTCGAGATGTTTATTGACAAAGTTTTGTAAAAGACATATAACTTCTTGATCTTTGAATTCGTTTTTTATTTCTGCATGCGTAAAAGATGATTCTTTACCTTGAAAATTTGTTTTACCCTCTATAATATTCGGCTCTTTACTTTGGCTACGTATAGTTGACATGTATAAAAGTTTAATATCTGGGTGTGGTAATATAGGTTCAAGTAAAGTGAAAGGTCCTTTTATACCACCTTTATAAACGAAACATGGTAAATATTCACCCTGACTAACTTTACCCGTGTGATTACACCCTTTACAACCTTTACCATAACATTCTTCATGTTTAGCACGTTTATGTGAAAAAGGCATTCGAAAACCACTTCCTTGTGTTTTTCTATCGGAACTACCGTAGACAGCTGAATCAACAACATCTTCCCAATTGATCGAACCATATACCAATTTTAGAGTATCTATAATATGTTCTCTTATAGCTATTGCTGAAGATCTATTTACCGTAAAACCTTCCCAGTTTATATGCACACCTGTTTTTATTAATTTACCCGAAACCTGTTTTGGTTCTGCTATAGATATTAAGGCATTACCTGCACCTTCGAACTTATTAACTTTATCACAAATAATTTTACATATACTCTCTATTTGGGTGACGGTTAATTCAGTTTCATCTTTATAATCGAGATCTACAAAAAAATTATAATTTTCTGTTTTCTGCTCAACGACAAAAATTTTCTCTCGGAGAGTATAAGCTTCTACACATTTTTCATAAAAGTCGTTCAATCTATCAAATGGCACTGATAGGACACCACCGTCCATAAGCACATGTGATACATTGGAGTTGTTTAAGAACCCCTGTTCTTTACACCATTGTTTAAACATGATGTATACTTACCAATTACTAGTTTTTATTTTTTATATTCATTCATCACTATCATAGTGATGCCTCCATATTGTTTTTCTAAACGATATTTCTGGGTACTGTTCCTGTTCAGATAAAGATTTTTTAAGTACTAAAAGTTCATAAACTTTATCGTTAGCGTGGACCTCGATATACCTTTCCGCCTTAGTTTCTGTATACCCGTGTCGTTCAATTAACAAATCCTTTATTTGAGATAATATATAAGACTTGGACTTCATTATTTAATAGAGAAGGTTTTTCTATTGACTGAAGTCACACACGCATAAAATTCTGGGTTTTGGAGTACGTTTTTAACGATCCTATCCCACTGTTTTTTCGTGTTAAATTCAGATAACGTTTCAAAATTCATATAATCGTTTTCATCAAACGTTCTTTTAATGGGTAATTTTTGTATTTTTTTTAAATTTGTTTTTTGTTTTTCATCGTTAAACTTTTTAACGAGATCTACCTGTTCTTGGTGTGTATAATTTACGAAAAATATGAACACGTTATATTCTAAGTCTACACCCGGACTTTCTTTTACCACAAACTTGAATTCGGTATATTCACCTTTCTTGAGATTTACAACTCCTCTGGTCTCTTCTTCCAATTCTCGTAGGGCACATCTTATCGGGTTGGGTATTTCTTTTCTTCTACACCCTCCGGTAACGAAAATCCAATCTTTGAATCGTC